TTAATCTTCTTCTGGCACATCATCAATGAATATCGGTGTAGTAATTTCTACTTCATGCTTATCAGTCCACATTCTATAACGTTTGCCTAATAATTCTGCTGCTTTTATTCTATCTTTTGCACTAGGCTGTATTGTTTGGATTTCTTGCATACCGTTGCCTACATATACTAGTATTTCTTCTTTTTCTTCGGCTCTAAGCACTCGTGTTAAATAACGCATGATCTCATCAGCTTCTGCTATGCTTTCTTTTTGAATAATTTCTAAGTTATCATCTATATATTGATTTATTCCGACATTTTCCAACATCTTATGGCTTCTAGCTTTTGCATACTTTTCGCTATAACCTACATTAATAGCCGATTGATAGGCGTTTCCAGTTCGAATGTACTCATCAGCGAATTGCTTTTGTTTTAGTGTTAATGACTTCACTTTATCCCTCCTAATAAATTATTACCTACTCTATTAATCTTGTTAAATAACGCATAACTCCATAATTTTCGACCATGTTATCATTCTTTATTTCTTCTAAACGCTCATGTATATAGGATTTCACACTAATATTTTCCAATAATTTTAAAGCATTATCTCTTGCGTATACTTGACTATATCCCACTTTTATAGCTGAATAATAAGGATTACCCGTTTCTATATACTCATCTGCAAAGCGTCTTTGTTTAGTTGTTAATTTTTTCATGTAATACCTCGCTAAACTATAAAATAAGCCCACTAAAAAAGTAGGCTAAATTGATTAAATATAAAATGGTTTATGGCTATTGACAGTACCCATGTATTCAGTTGGTTGAATATTATTTTCTCGTATCAATCTGTCTATATAATGGCTTAAATTACGTTGTTTCAGTAGATAACTATTGTTATGTTCTTCTAGTTTCTGTTCTGCTTGTTTTAGTTCTTCTTTGAGCTTGTTATAGTGTTGTAAATCGTCTTTATATGTTTCGATATATTCATCACTTAATTTATCAGCTTCTTCTTGCATACTGCTACAATTTTTAATAATAACCTGTTTCAGTGATTGCTTCATAACGCTTAAACGTTTTACTTTTGCTTTATGTGTCGTTTCTTGTTTATCAATTTTAGTATATAGCTTATCAGCTTTTTCTACTTGGCCACTTACTACTAATTCTTGATAGTCTGCATTAAGTTGATCAATCGTTTCTTTTTCGCTACTTACTTCTTGTTCTAGTGCTTGTATATCCTTTTGATAGCTTTCAATATTCTTTTTATGCACTTCAATTTGTTTTAATGTTTTCATTGGTAGCCCTCCTATTTAAATAATTCAACATGCTTAGCAATTTCTTCTTGGCGTTGGTTAGCGTCTTTAATACTCATGATTTGTTGTCGTTTCTCATGCTTTTCTAAGCTGCTTAATTCTTTCTTTTGTTCTTGTGATTGTGCTTTCTCTTTAGCTTCTCGTTCACTATAGTTATATAAAGCTAATCTTTGAGATTCTGATAGTTCTAATGCTTCACTTAATTTATTCATTTCATCATTGTTCATATTGCTTTAACCTCTTTTCGATTGGATTATTTGTTAGTATTCTCGTTATTGCTTTTAAATGGTTATAGGCTTGTTTTCTTTGTTTCAATGGCAAGCGATAGAGTGCTGCGTCAGTTAATATTTTGAGATTATAACTATCAATATTAAACTCATGACGATCTAGAACGTAAGATAAGAGTTCATCATTGTTCATCTGTTGGATTGAGTCAATGAATACCCCCATATCTGTATTTCGTTCTTCTTCGTGTTCTTTAAATAATCGCAGCTCTTTCTCTTGATTGAGTGTTAGGCCATAACCATTATTAATCTTTTTCTTTTGTTGTCTTTTTCTTACGTCGTCTTTATCCACTAAGTACGCATTAAATGACTTTTTGTTATGTTCTTCTTGCCTTTTCTCTCTTTTAGCTTGGACATAGTTATATAAATCAATTTTAAAGCGTCTCACAAGCTCATTATCACGCACCTTTGTATTTCTGATGTAATTCTTTATAAATATCTGTTCTTGCTTTGTATAGCCCTCTAAAACAGCGTATAAATGATATAGGTTTCTATTGCTCTTTTTCAGATAAGATTCTAGCTTTTCTTTTTCTTCGATAATCTGAATGGCTAGATGTTCGATATTCACACTTTCATAATAGAGAATCCCTGTAATGTTATCGCTAGCCATATGTGGCTTATTACGTTCATAGAGTGTTTCAATACCTTCCCTAATACTTTCTGCTTTCTTCTCAATAAACTTTGGATTATATAGCGTAAATAACGTATAATCACTAATCATTTCGATTTCTTCGGCGTCTGTGTCTAGTTGATACGCTTGTTTTAGACTTGCCATACTATGTGTTACTCCTTTCTGAGAAGCGGAACGGGTACAAAACCCGTTACCACTTATAATTATTTTTTAGTTAATCGGTAGTCTGTTCCTTCGACTTCAATCACTGTTGTATTCATCATCATTCTTGAATAAATCTTTGTTAGCATTTTGTCAGCTGTGAGCTCTTTGTTAGTGTTGTTCGTTGTGATGATATTGTGCTTATTTACTCTTGCATTAATTACGCTGAATAACTTACCTTTTTCAAAATCAGTTAAATTAGGTGATAAATCATCAATAACAAGCACATCACACGCTTTAATACGATTAATCAGCTCTGTTTCAGTATATTTAGCTGATTTACTCATAGTATCTCTAAATAAAGCGATAAGTTCGGTAATATCATAAAATAAAACTGTATAGCCTTTTTCTTTAATTTCTTTGATTGTAGCCATTGCTAGTGCTGATTTACCTAAACCGAATGAGCCTCTTAACATAATTGATTGCTTATTATCTAAATTAAAGTTCTGTGCATAACGCTGCATGGTGTCCTTTGCTTTTTGTTGGCTTTCATTTCTAGGAATATAATTATCAAAGGTGGCGCTTTGTAAATCGTCATTCACTTTTGATTTATTAAACATACGATCAATTTCACTTCGTTTTATCTTAGCTTTATATTCTTTTACTTTTTGTTCAGCCATTTGCTTTGCTTCACAATCGCAACCACTTTTAATTTCTTGTATTGTTCCGTCTGACTTTTCAATTTCATAATAGTCATAACGATTTTTACAACCTTCACAAAATAGATTTTCTTCAACCTTCAAAATTTTGCCACGCTTTTTATTGTTATTCATCAATGTTTCAAGACTTTTCAAAATCGTTCCTCCTTTAACTTTTTAATAATTTTTTCTAATTTGTTTATTACTTCTTGTTCATTAATATGATTTTTATAATTTTGTATAAATAATTCTGATGGCTCTAAGATTTTCAATAATATAGGTGTGTAATCTTCGTTATCATTTTCTTTAGTGAAAGTTGCTACATTACTAGGTTGATCCATCATATCTTTAACTTCATTCCTAAAGTCGTCTGCCAGTTTTTTATAATATTCACGTTCACTTTCAAGATGTTCATTCATATTTTTTATGCTTTGATAATCTTCTGGCTCCATGTACTTCTCAATAACCTCAGGCTCTCTACTCCCTGCATCTTCTAGTTGTTTCTTCGCAATTTCTTCTGAACGTTGTGCTTGTTCTACTTGAGATTGAAGCTGTGCGTTTTGTTCGTCACGTTGTTTGAGTTGTTTTTTTAACTCACGTAATTCTTTTCGTGTCATTTCATCTGGTGTTTTAACTTCACCACTTGAAGTGATGTGTTCTTTATTTCGTTCTTCTTCTGGCAAAGTTGCTATTTCGTACAAAGCAGTTACTCCCAAATTGCTCGCATGCGAGTAATTTAAGTAATGAGTTTCTGAAATTTTCATCATTTTGTTAGCGACACCATGATTTATACCAACTTTTTCAAGCCATTTCCCGAACTCACCATATGCTAAGTCGTTTTCCTTCACATGCTTTAATCTACGACCAATTTCGAAAATAGATTGACCAGCGATGTTTTGGTAACTTTTGATTTCAGTTTCAATAGTTGTTAGGTCGTTACTAAGTTGTAATTTATTCAAGTTTGCGCCCTCCTTATTTACTTATAAATATTGTTGTCGTTCTGGTGAGTTTAACCAGTCATCATCAGTATCTTTTGTAGATTGTTGTACCTTATTCTTACTTGCTTCACGTTGTTTTCTACGTGCTTCTATATCATCAATAGACTTAATACCGTCTTGATACCAACTTTTAAGAATACTGTTAGCATAGCTCCATTTACACACGTTATTTGTTGCTGCTTCTTTTAATGCTTCTATTACGATATTCTCATTACCGTTGAAATCTTTTATCCAGTTTTCAATCTGATCCACTACAAATGGTTGAAGTATGCCAAATCCATTTTCTTGGTAAAAGTTGAATACATTACTATAAGAATGTGACGGTGGTTGTTGTTTAGTAGTGTTTGCACTACTACTACTGTTATTTTTAGTACTATCAATATTAGTTAAGTTATTATAAGTACTATTATTATTAGTAGTGTGCGATTTTCCTACGTAGGTTTTTCCTACGTTGGAATTTCCTACATTGGTTTTTCCTACATAGGAATTTCGCATGTGGTAAGGTTGTTCAAATACTTCATATTCATATTCTTTTAACCTACCTTTATCATCACGTTTTCTTTTTCGTTCAATATATCCAGTTTTTTCTAATTCTTTAATGCCACTTTTTAAACTGCTTAGTCCATCACTAGTATGCTTTATTAATTCAGTTTCATATATTTGCCAATCATCTGGACGGCTTAAAAAATAAAGTAGTAAACCTTTAGCTTTCCAACTTAAATTATTGTCATGAATAAAACCTTTATGAATGGTTACAAAATTACCACTTTCTTTTTTAACTCTATACGTTGCCAATCTTCTGCCCTCCTTTGCTGCTAATTTTTATCAATTTATAAAAAGCCTCTTTCAAACAATTGTGTTCGTAATGTTTTAAAACGTTTGTAACTGATCATCAAATCATTGCATGTTTGCGTAGCACTAGGAATAATATTGTCGCCTACATGAGCCATGTAATAGCAATACAATGCTTTAGCTTCGATACTTATATCTTTGCTAGACATAACACTTTGCGTAATGACGCCATAACCTTTAGAACACTTGATTTTATTAGTCATAAAATGCTATCCTTTCAGTAGTTTGTTATTTATCTATATTGCATCTATTGGCGTTTTCTATTTCGCTTTGGTCGGTGGAGATAGAAGACGCTTCTTTTTTGTCTAATTCTTTAAATCGCTCTAATAAGCTATCAAACTCTTTTAAGTACATATGCAGCAAATCAGAATGTTGTGAGTGCTGTATACGACTTTCTGAATAGCTTAATAAATAGTGTGAACAATCTTCTTGAGTATGAATGTTTGGTTTAGTAAATACTTCATCTCCATGCCATGCGTGAGTAGTATACAAATCTTCTAGTTTTTCCTTTAACACTTCTAAATCACATAAAATATTACTTTGTTCAAAGTTCATTATTTTAGCCTCCTAATGCTCCATATTGAAGCGTTTTAATATTTTAGATACTTTCTACTTAAATTTCTTTTTTATTTCTTAAATGTTCTCTATATGCTTTATACAAATATGAATGTTCTTCATTTCTCATATCATATTTAAGTGCTGCTAGCATACTGAAAAAAATGAAAAACGCTAACGCATAATGTAATTCAGAATACATATTTAGAAATATAGTAATTACACATATATAAGCGAGTTCATTCAGAAACCTAATCAATTTAAACACCACCTTAAAATTGAATTAATACTATTGTTCAATCACAAATTACTAACATGCGGGACTTAGATAATTTATTTTTTCTGTGATAGTAAAAATTCTTCTACTTCTTTGAGATCATAATAATAACTGCGTCCTTGCTTTCGTTTAGTAAGTCCTAAACGTTCCCACTCGGTAATATCACTATGTGTACATCTGTATAACTTTCTTAGCTCTGTTTGAGTAGCCCATCTCTTTTGTTGTTGCTCTATCTTTCGCTGCGCTATCTGTTCGGCAAGTTTTAAAATACCGTTTGCTAATTCTAATGAAGCGGACTCACTTAGTATTGGTTGTTGTTCTGCCATATTTAAGCCTCCTCTATATAGTTCTCATTAAATCCTAAAAAATCATTTGGTGTCACTTTTAGGTAATCACATAGTTTTAGAATAATTAATAAGCTAGGATTTTGAGTTTTTTCATAATACAAACCATATAAAGTAGTTTTAGCGATGCCAGTTTCTTCATAAACTTTCGCAATAGAAATTTTTTTAATAGCTATAAGCACCCTAAAGTTATTTTTCACTATTACACCTCCGTTTTTAACAGAGTTTTGTTATATATTTTCGTACTCTGTTACAAATAATAGATTACACTAATTAAAAAATAATGTCAATAATAACTAATATATTAGTGGGTACTGTCATTTTTTAGCTTTATATAGTAAAATAGAGTTATAAAAATATAGGAGTGCTAAAATGATTCAAAGTAGACTATCAATTTTAATGGCTGAAAGAAATCTTAAAATTTCTGATTTATATGAGGAAACTAAAATTTCAAAGACAACGCTAATGGCTATATCTGAAAATACTGGTAAAGGGATTCAATTTGAAACTGTCGATAAGCTATGTAATTTCTTAGGTGTAACGCCTTGTGAATTTTTCGACTATGCTCCTTACATAGTCGACGTCAAATTGCGAGATTACAAATTTCCTGATCATGATTTACAAGATTTAGAAGTAATAATTAAAAATCAAAATTATGAGAAAGCTTTCATTCTTAATACATATTCATATTCAGAAAAAATGGAAGGTCTAATACCTTTAAGAAAAGGTGAAGTCAAATTATTTACTGAGGTTATTTTAGGAGAAACAGAATTTTATAATCCAGACGAATTTTATAAATATTTAGGTGATTTAAGTATTTCTTTTAGAACTGAATTTATGAATAAACTAGTAAATTTGATGAAAGAACAATTGCTTAATTTTATTGATCAAGAATTAAAAATCGGCGGTAGCGAATCAGTAGAAATTCAAAAAGGAGATTATATAGCATTACGATTTTTTGCAGATACTAAATACGAATTTTTAAAAAAATTCACTCTTAAATAATATAAATTTAGATATAATTTGCATTAGATATCCTTTCCACTCCTGCTTACGAGTTCATACATACTATTACCGCACCAATGAGTAACCATTCTCAAAGGTGTGTTCAATCCAATCAAACGCATGCGGGCAAGTAGAAAGGATTGATTTACAATGATTAAGAAATATAAGAAAAAAGACGGCTCAACGGCGTATATGTTTGTTGCATATCTCGGTGTTGATCCAATTACTCGTAAGCAGAAGCGGACAACAAGACGTGGCTTTAAAACTGAGAGAGAGGCCAAAATTGCAGAAGCTAAGTTGCAAACAGAAGTACAAAGTAAGGGATTTCTAAATAATGATATTACGACTTTTAAGCAAGTATATGAGTTATGGCTAGAGCAATATAAATGCACCGTTAGAGAAAGTACATTTGTTAGAGTTAGTAATATGTTTAAATTAAAAATACTTAAAGAATTTGATAATATGCCTATTCAAAGTATCACTACGCCTTATTGCCAAAAAGTTATAAACTACTGGATAGAAAATTATAAGGATTTTAGAAATATTAAGGTATATGCTGCGAATGTATTTGAATATGCCGTTATGTTAAAAATAATACATGAGAATCCATTTAAATATACTAAATTACCGAAAAGAACAAGAAATAAAAGCAATGAGCATTTAACCTATTATTCTAGTGATGAATTAAAACAATTTCTAGAACTTATTAAAGATGATTTAATGTATTATGCTATGTTTCGACTTTTAGGATTTACAGGTATGCGTAGAGGGGAATTAATGGCTTTAACTTGGGAAGATATAAACTTTAAAAATAAAACAATCAGTATAGATAAAACTGTTACTATTGAACTTAACAGTAAAGAGATTATACAACCGCCTAAAACTCATTCATCTATAAGAGTTATAAGCATTGATGATCGTACTCTTTCAATATTAAAAAATTGGCGTATAGAACAACGTAAACTTTGTTTAATGCATGGACATAACACAAGTAATAAATCACAATGTTTATTTACAAATTTACGAACAAATAAACGTCTTCAAGTTCAGCACCCCAATAAAGCAATGGATAAAATATGTAAAAAATATAACTTTAAAAAAATTAAAATTCATGGTTTTAGACATACTCATTGTTCATTATTATTTGAAGCGGGCTTATCTATTCAAGAAGTACAAGATAGACTCGGACATGGCGATATTAATACAACAATGGATGTTTATGCACATATTACCGAAAAACAACGTGAAAAAGTTGCTGAGAAGTTTGCTAATTATATTAGTTTTTAA